TTAAAGTTGATCCTAGCTGCCAACTCTTCGGGCAATAAATAAACTTCTTTCATTTCTTTTCGTTTATCCCATAGTGAAGTTGAGGGACAATATTTTTTTTGGACGTCTGGCATTTCAATATCGTTTAGCCAATATAAATAGTTTCCTTTCGGATCCGCTACAAAATATAATTTAACTATGTCGTCCGGGAGCGCCATTAATTTATCATACTTGTATTTTTCTAGCATTTTATTTGCATAATAATCTTTACGGAATTTCATTTCAATAACACAATTAAAACCTTTTGGCGTAATTCCTTTTGCGTCATAGTGATCGTAACCTCCACCACACCACTCAAGATCCCAACCGTCTAATTTTAATAAAAAGACAACTGCTTTTTCATAGTTATTAATTTGACTTATTTTCATATTTACCGTATAAGTCGTTTAATTGTTTGATCCATCTTACAACCGTTTTTGGCGAACAAGTGCAAGGTTTGTAATAAGCGTGCTTAAAATACTTAGCGTGTAACTCGCATATTAATTCGAATTCTTTTGGTTGTAAAGTTTGACCGTCTGTAAGTCTAAACTCTCGCCATAACTTAAAATCTTTTTTGTTCATTCTTTACGGTTTATTTTAAATTGATTTAAAGCTTTTTGTCGGTCTTCACAACCGCAACTTTCGTATCCTAGCCAATCAATAACTATTTTTTTTGTTAACCATTTTATACCCGTCCATTTAAAAATAAACGCAAGCTTGTCACCTAGTTTCATATTTCTTTTTTATTTGTTGTTTAATGTTCCTTATTGTATTGTATAACGAATAATATGAAATTTTAGTATCCTTGCTAAGTTTTGTTATACTTTTCCGTTTGATAAAAACCTCTTCAAATATTTTTCTTAAATAGTAATTTAACAATTTATCTTTATCTAATTTGTCAATCGCTCCGCTATCTATTGACGTAAACTCTATAAAGTCATCGTTATTGTACCACTCGTTAATAGCTTTGCTTTTTTCATAATAAACGTTTTGTTCGTTTTCTTTGTCATTATATTCTTCATTTAAAAAATCGTCATAATTTTCTTTGTCTTGTGGATTAAATTTTAGCCAATCCGGGTTTTCGTCATTATTGTAATCCTCAAATAAAAAAGCTTTTATTGGTGTACGTTTTTTTGCCCTGGTGTAATCAATATACATTCTGTTTAAAGTAACATAAATAAAATAATAATTGACTTCATCTTTGCGGTACATTAAATTATTGTTTGTTTTTTTTAAATATGTGTCGACTTTTATATACATCTCTTGAACAATATCTTTAGCGGTTTCGGGATCACAACCAAATGACTTTAAATAGTTCAGCCAAATTTTGTGCTTTTTTGCTAACTCTAAGATTACATCGTCCATTGCGAACTAATATAATCAAAATAAATTTAAAATGGAAGCCTCTCCGAGTCGATAATCTTTTTTAGGACACTTCGGTTATCAACAGTAAATCCAACGTTATTAACCATAGCTCTCAATCTTATAGGCGCGTTTATAGGCGTAGGCCTACCACCCGACTCAACCTCTTTCACTTTTCTAACGTGAATTAAAGAATACATAAATTCAGTAGGGTGTTGAATATACCGGTGTATTACAAAGAAATCATCGGCACGGTTTACGAATTTACCCCCACCCTCAACGTCCGAAGCCATTGGCGGTATCGGGTGACCCCCGTACTCGTGATCAATACGGTGTAAGATCCTAAGAGCTGCCGTATTCGCGTGGGTATTTAACCAAACAGTTACATTATATTTTTTACAAAATATTCTTATTTCAGTAGTCGCTTGATAATCGTACTCGTGACCGCCTACCGTCTTCATTAAATTAGCATCCTTTATTAAACTATTATACGGATCTATTAATAAACCGTCATAATGCCAAGCTTCTTTAACCGCTTTCGCTAACTCTAATAATTCTTTGTAAGTATACAATTTATTGCCATCTACTATTTTAAAGTGACTAAAAACAAAATCAGAGAATTTTTTAAAGTCTTTGGGATTTATTTCAGTAATTGTCTTTTCACTTAGAAATTCAATCAACTTTCTTATAATTGAGTACGCTTCGTTTTCACTACTAAATACCAACCATTTCTTTTTATACTTACAACTGTAAGCTAACATCATAAATAATATTACAGTAGTTTTACCAACGTTCGCGTGGCCTAGTATAACATTAAAATTTTGAGGTTTAAATCGAATGAACTCATCGATCTCCGGGATCCCTAAACATAACCCCTCTTTTATTTCGCCGATCCTAATCTTATTAAGATGCGACACGACTTTTTCGTAATTTATCAGCATAAAATAAAGATATAAAAAAAGGGCGACATATTAAAGCCACCCTTTGAAAAATCGTACAACCGATTTGTTAAAACGGATTATCACTTTTAGCTTCCGGTTTTGCTCTAGGCATATGCTCCTTAGCCGTATCGTTAGCCAATTTAGTAGTGTCGTGCCATATAGTTTCTTTTGCATAAAGTTTAGACGGATCCGCTTTTTTCTTTAAAAAGTCAAGCGTAATATGTCCCTCTTCATCGCAACGTTTACCGTCAATAGCTTTTTGTAATTCGGCTATCGTTTCTTTGGCATTTATTTTAGTAGTCATTTGTATAAAGTCTCGTTGACCCAAAAAAGGTATAAAACAATTCCAAAACTTAACGTCATAATTTTTAGTATTTTCCATATTATAATTTATTTAGTTTTTCTAATTTACGATTTAATTTTTTTATTTTACTATTATGTTTTTTTCTTAACGTAATCGCAAAATGTCTTAAAAAACCGGACATCGACATTCTATTTTTTTCGGACTCTTCGTTCAGCCAATTATGATCATCGTCGTTTAATCTTAATAAAACGGCTTTTGTTCCTTTATATTTAGCCATAACTAATCTTGAATCCAATTATACATAGCTTCTGCCCATTCTAACTCAGCTTTTATATCAACCTTAGCTCCGCTAAAACGTTCGCCAACCGATTTAATTACAGTTTGACGTTCAATCTTTTTAGAAATGTCGGGACTATTTTTAGATCCAAAACTTTTAAATGTTCCCGGATTATCCGATACTAAACTCGCAGTACCTTTTTCTACACCGTTATCATCTTTTTTTACGGTGTATTTAATTTCGTCACCTACTTGGTGTTTAAACGTCGGGGACTTGTGAAAAAAAGTATATTTGCTATCGTCTGCAAAAAACACTTTACTTTTAGTCATTCCGTTCCATTCGCCGTCATTGTCAATAAACTTGATTTTACCTGTTTTCATAATTTTTTTTTAGGGGTTAAACTTTTTTCAATACTTTAAATATACGAAAATATATCGTAATAAAAAAAAGAAAGGTTGGAATCAAGTGACGCCAACCCTCCTTAGCTGAGAAAAAAGTCTGACGTCTAGAACAACGTCGGCGCTAATATATGACTTTATTTATAAACCAAACGTTTTATTTAGTTTTTTGTAATAATAATATTTTTCGTTAAGATCCGCGTTTGAAAATTTTGTAATAATACGGCTTAGTTTTTGCATCTCTTCGGCGCTACCTTTTAATTGTTTATCGAGCTTTAAGCCAAAAGTAAATTGTTCCCCGTACCTAGTGATGTTACAAGCATAACATTGGACTTGACAATTAGTTTCGTTCCAACGTGTAGAATAAAAACGACGACTCATAAAATGTCCGCATTGTAATTTTTTCCAATGATCTTTACGGCCACAAGTAAAACACTCTGCGATCTCATTTTTTGCGTAACGGTTTCTTATATACCTAGAAAACTCGGCATCTAATTTTCTAACAATAGAACTCCTTTTTACAGGTTTTTTTTTCGGTCTCGGTTTCAATATAAAAAAAGTTATTAACTAAATTTTGTAGTCTCGGTTATTATCTATAACTTAACGTTTATTATTTAAATATAATTATCGCTTAGTTAACGATCGATGAGTTAACGTAAACTACTAATCTTTTTATATTTTTCTATTCCACGCGATCCGAAGTATGCGACATAAACAGTCGTTAATAAGGTCTTTAATAAATTAATCCACTCTTCCCCGACTACAAAATCAGTAAACGTTGAATCTAAAAACACAAACAATGTAGTCATTAAAGTTAAGAATAACAAAGTTAACGGCCTAACGTTTTTGCTTAACCAACTGTCACTAGTCATATCGGACTCCCAACGCTTACTAACTTCCATTAACTCGTTAGAATCGATTTCAATAAGCTTTAAAGCGGTTTCTTTATCTTGCTTAGGTATTTCGTCATCTTTTATTATTAAGTTTCTTATAACGCTTAAAAACCCACTTGTAGGCATTGCGTCGCCTAAGGATTTAAATAAACCGTTTTTGCCAATTAAAAATTTTCCGACTCTTGTATCTTTAAACTTTTTCTTCATACTCTTTTTTTGCGTCGAAGCTCGGACATAGTTTTTTATTTGTAAAGTCTTTATGGCCGTATACTATTGCTCCCGGATATTTTTCTTTTAATTCGTTAATCAATTTTAATAACGATTCTTTTTGCGCTTCCGTTCTAGTATCGATCCATTTTTTCATTTGCTTATCCATACCGCCAATATAACATATTCCGATTGAATCTCTATTATTTCGATAACAATGAGCGCCAATCGTTTTTTCTAATCGTCCCGGTTGTATTTCGCCGTCGAGCTTTATTATATAATGATAACCAACGTCTGACCAACCATTACCGTTTACGTGCCAATCTTTTATATCATTAACGTCAAAGTTTTTAAACTCTGGCGTACCGGAACAATGAACGATAATTTTATTTATTTTTCTCATTATGAATCCAACGACTAATTGTATAACCAATCGTACAGACGAGTAAAACAATTTTTAACAGTAATTCTACATCCGTCATCGAAATTCCTAAGGCCATTGTATTGTAAAAATATATTTTCAAATCTGTAAAATTCATAGGTTATTCTTTTTTGTCTTCTATTTTTTCAAAGGATCCGTTTGTCAAATCAATATTAACTTTACCGTGTTCCTTTTCGATCTCATCTTTTATCTTATTTTGCTCGGTTTGTATTTCGTTCATAATATGTAAAAGTTGATGTTTTTGCATATCGAGTACAAGCACGTCATTTGCGATTGCTTTTCTTTTACCCTCTTGCTCTTGTAACGATTTTAATTGTTCGTCTGTAATTTTATTTGCCATTTTATTAAATTTAAGTGAATAGTAAATATACTATTTTTTAGACTTTTTCCAATTCTTATCGCAAAGGTCTTGTATTCTAAATTGTTCAATTTTCTTTTTATCGCTTTTTTTAATTAGCGTTTGCGAATGAATTACGTTTACCGTTATTTTGTCTTCTATTGTTTGCGTTTCTAAAAACAATTTAACGTAGTCTCCTAAAAATTGATGTTTAATTATTACTGTTTTTTCCATAATTTTATGTGTCTAAGCATTCCGGTTGCGAATCTATTTTTATAGTTTGTAAGTTATCATCGTCTCCGAACTCCGATGAGCAATATATTTTTCCCCAATTTATATCGTTGTGTGCCATATTATTTACATTTACATTCTTGCTTTAATAAATCAACTTCTGCTTTTAGTTCTTGTATTGCTTTTACTAAAACAGGAACTAAATTTGATTCAGTATAAGCTAATTTATCCTCATCTGTATTATCAATAATAACAGGATTGTCACCCTCAAGTTCTAATACTTCCTGAGCTAAAAATCCATATCTTTCTCTGCCTTGAGTTTCTTCTGAATCTCTATCCTTTCTAAACTTATATGAAGTTGGTTTTAATTTACTTACAAAATCTAATCCTCTTGGTATTTCTTTAAATTCAGTTTTATCTCTTGCATCTGATGTTGCAGTCCAAGCAACTCTAATATAAGCACCTACTATATTATTATTACCAATAACAATTTCATTACTATTAGTAGTCATATGTCTTGGAGATGAGCCACTACCTGCAGCGTGTCCAAGAGCAGTACAATTAGTTCCTGTTGTTATTTCATCTCCTGCATTATATCCTAAAGCAGTATGGTATGTTCCACTTGTAAGAGCACTTAACCCTGCTCTACCAATTCCTGTATTATAACTTCCTGAGCTACTACTTGCATCTCCTGCATAACTTCCCACGTAAGTATTATCCGAGCCTGTAACAAAAATACCTGTGTTGTGACCTACCATTGTATTATTACCACCATCAGTAACCGAATACCCTGCTTGTCTTCCCACAAATGTATTTTGAACTCCACTTGTTAAAGAATAACCTGTAGATTTTCCAACTCCTGTATTACAACATCCTGTTGCTGCACCATTATAGTTAGCATAAGCACCTACAAAAGTATTATCAGTTCCTGTAGTTCTATTTTCTCCTGCTTGTTGTCCTATAAATACATTATCAACATCACTCAATAATTCTTTACCTGCACCATATCCAATTGCCACTAATCTACTTCCTGTAAATTTTAACCCAGCGTTTACTCCTATT